AGCAAATTGAATGGCTAAGGATGCACCATTATTCGTTTGTCCGCAATAATATTGAACGCAAGCTGAGAAACTCGTCATCGTCAAGCGCATTCGATGGGCAATATGACATCTGGAACCGATTTGAACAGACTGGCGAAATGATACATTTCAAAGATTTTAAGACAATTGACGTGGCTAACCACTTTGATTTGTAAATATATTGCAAATAGTTATTTAAAATAAAAAGTAAATTTGTAAAAATGGAACTAACTCAAATTTCGGACAATTATTTCATGTTTTCGGCCAAAGCGCCTGCGGATTTATCTGTTTTTAATCAAACCGATGACACCGCAAACAAAATTGTTCGCTATGGCAAAGACAATAACTTTCCGCAGGAACTAATCAAAGCCGTCCAATCGTCTCCAATCGCAAACGCTTGCGTTGAAACACACGCAAAATTTTTGTATGGGGATGGATTATATTTTGAAACTCCGACTGGCGAGGAAACAGATTTTTCTAAAAGATTAAGCGAGATTTTTAACGAGTCATCTTATCAAAGAATATGCTACGATATGGCTTATTTTGAAAGTTTAGGATTGATTATGAAATGGGATTTGAATGGCTATTTAAAAAGTGTTAAGTCGCAGGATTTTTCGACCATTCGTTTAGGTATTCCAAATAAAGATTTTGAAATAACATTTGCAAAGTTGTCAAGTAACTGGCAACAAGAAACAAAAGACAGAAGATACAAAGCCGTTCCGATTGATTTATATAATGACATTGAAACAAAGGCTAAAATTTCAAATTTTGTTGAGCAATCTTTATTTGAAGATTTTAGCAAATGGAATGGTACGCTTAAATATATTCGCAGATACAAGCCTGGCCAAGTGTATTATTCGCAACCAAAATATGCGTCTGCATTGAAATGGATTTATGCCGATGGCCAGATTCAAAATTTCCATGCTAACAACGTTGACAATTCGTTTGCGCCTGCATTCATTGTTTATGTGCCATACAAATTGACTGGAGTGGATGAGAATGGCAAGGACATGAAAGACTCATTGAGGGATTATATTTCTGACAGATTAACTGGCGCAGACAATGGCGGCAAATTTGCAATTTTAGATGGCTCATCAAAAGAGGGGTCAATCCAAATCATTCCATTTAGCCAGAGTACGTCTCACGAAATGTACATCACGCTTTCCAATTTAATTAGAGACCACATTGCAACCGCATTTCAAGTTCCATCTATATTGGCGGGCATTCAAGTATCTGGCAAATTAGGAACGGCAAAAGAAATTGCAGATTCGTCAATATATTATCAAAATGCAGTCATTAAACATGACCAAAATTTATTAATGTACGAAATGAACGCATTGGCTACATTAATGGATGGCTATGACGGCACAATTATAAAAGTAAGCAACTCAATTCCATTGGCTTTTGTTGCTGAGTCATTTGCAGGGGCATTTACAGAAGAGGAAATCAGAGACGCATTTGGTTACGGCGCTAAAGAAGTCAAACTGAATACTGCGGCAAACAATATCATTGATAATATTAACGCATTGTCGCCATTGGTTGCCAATAAGGTATTGGAGTCAATGTCTGAGGCAGAGATAAGAAGTTTAGCGGGATTGATTGGAGCAAAACCAACGTCTGCGCCAGTTGTTACACCTATTAACCCAGTAAAATAATGGCTTGTTGCAGTTGTCAATTTATAACACAAACAGATTTTTATGGCATCGTCCCACTTTCAAGAAACATTGAGAGCGAGGACATTGAAATTGCTATTAAGAACACACAAATAACATACATTAATCAATTGCTTTGTCAAGATTTATTCGATGAGTTATGCCAACAAATAACAGACGAAGATATAAGCATCGCAAATGAGGAATTATTGTGCTATTTAAAAAAGGTGCATGTTTGCTATGCGTTTGGAGACTTTTTGTTTTTCCATCCAGTGCAAGTTACAAAGGAAAGCGTTGTCAGAAAAGTAACTGACGAAAGCGAATTTGTGGACTTTGACACCAACGAAAAGCAAGCAAGTTACTGGAGACAGATTGCTAAAAATTATGCAAGGGAAATGTTCGAATGGCTAAAGCTAAACGAAAATTTGAATCCATTATACGACCAAGCATCGTGCAATAACTGCGATAATACTAAAAACTTAGAAAACTGGAGCATATCATAATGTTAACAATCTATCAAAATACAACGAGCGAAATAAGTATATCATTGCCAAGCGTACATGATTACTATCTATTCGTGTTTATTAAAGATGGTATAATTGAAAAAAGCATATACGAAACAATTCCATGCGATGACTTTTGTTTTGTTTTAATTGAAGACATTGAGTTGGGTATTTGGGATATTAATATTTTTGGTCAAGCGAGTCCAACAAATTTAGACCCCAGTTTAGCAACGTTCCTTTATGACAATGACGTTGAGGTTAAAGTTAATTATAGCGATTATATAGTTACCCAAAAATGCGATTTTATCGTTACTGAGGGAAATGATTTTTTAATTACAGAGTGGTAGTCATTGACGCAAATATCGATACAAAAGTGACTCTATTCTTAGAAGAGTCATTTAGCTTTTATTTATTCCAATTTACAAGGAATAATGGATGCGATGAGTTTATTGATGTATTCACTGCGGTTGAATGCGATTTTTATTCGTTTATTGTGAATGTGGATTTGCCAACTGGGTTTTGGAGTTTGAAAGTTTATGGACAAAGCAATTATTCGAACTTGAATCCCGCAAATGCAACTTTAGTGTTTGAGGACATGGCCAGAATAATCAATTTAGCAGATGAGTGTTTGTTATGAGAAATTGGTTAGTTAAAAGTTTAGACGTTATTATCATTTATTTAGTTACCTATTTCTCTCCGACATTCTCGGTTTTGATGGGAATCAGCTTTCTGGTGCTAATTGATTTTATCACTGGTATGGTTGCCGCTCATAAAAGAGGCGAAGCGATTACAAGCCGTAAAATGAGGCCAACAATTACCAAAGGGATGGGTTATATGTTAGCAATCTTAGCAGGACATATTTTTCAAAGACATTTTTTGCCAACTATTGAGGTCATGAAGATTGTTTCTGGCTTAATTGCGTTCATAGAGTTAAAGTCTCTGGACGAAAACCTAAAGGACATGACTGGCAAAAGTCTATTCAAGCAATTTTTTAAAGAGGGTAAATAATGAATTTAGCAAAACTGAAAGGGCATGTGCCAGATTCGGTTATTGCTCAGATTCCATTCATTCAAAGTAATTACAAAGTAAATACATTGTTAAGGCTTTCGCATTTTTTGGCTCAGTGTGGCCACGAGTCGGCCAATTTCAGAGCAGTCAAAGAAAATTTAAACTATTCGGCTGAGGGACTAAATAAAACATTCAAAAAATACTTTCCGACTTTGGATTCTGCCAAAGATTATGCAAGGCAACCAGAGCGAATTGCGTCAAAGGTTTACGCCAATCGAATGGGCAACGGCAATGAAGTCTCAAAAGATGGATTCAAATATTTAGGCAGAGGATTTATTCAGCTAACTGGCAAGGCTAATTATATTGAGTTTGACAAAAGCGTTCCCGAAGACATAATAACCAATCCAGAATTGGTCGCAACCAAATATCCATTAGCATCGGCCGCATGGTTTTGGGATAAAAATGGATTGAACGCAATAGCAGACAAAGGCGCAACAGATGCCGTTGTAAAATCAATCACTAAACGTGTCAATGGCGGGACAATTGGTCTCGAAGATAGGATTCAGCATTTCAATGAGTTCTATTCGTTGCTCGGTTAATTTGTTATTGTTAAAATAATTCCTAATTTGCACAAAATTAGAACCTTAAAACTATGAAATACGAAAAACTAATCATTGCTAACCTCGATTTATTCGAGCAAATTGGCAGAAACAAAACTCATTTTGCGCAATTACTAAAGGAAAGTTATCCAAAGGAACTTGGCACAACTGGAATTGAGGGAATCAGAGCAGGCGTCAAAGCATTTTTTAGAGACAATCCACTCCCGAACATTGAGGAATCAATTGAAAAAATAAAAGACATTGGAGTTGTAATTCAAGAAGACCGAAAAAACAAAGCATTGACGGCTCAATTAAATGACGTTAAAAAGAAAAACGAATACTTGTTGAGTAAATTAGAGGCAACCGAGCAGGCCTATGACGACTTGTTAGCTATCAAAGAAAAGAGCGACACTCTGGAAATCAAATTTGAAAAGTCAAGCGGTCAAAAAAACATGGGAACGCCAATCATTTCTTTGTCTGACTGGCACATTGAAGAGAACGTGAGACGTGGGCAAGTCAATGGATTTAATGAATACAATTTGAAGATTGCAGAAAAGCGCTCAATTGCTATATTCCAGAACATTGTCAAATTAATTGACAAAGAGAGCAAAGATGTTCACATTAAAGACGTTGTGGTTTGGTTGGGTGGCGACTTTATATCTGGCTACATTCATGACGAATTGGTTGAGTCAAATAACCTATCGCCATTGCAGGCAATCCGAATGGCAAAGCAATTAATTATGAATGGCTTTGAGTTTTTATTAAAAAATACCAAAGTAAATTTTATCATACCATGCTCGGTTGGTAATCATGGCAGAAATACAAAGAAGATGCACATTTCAACAAGTTCGGCAACCAACTATGAGTTTATGATGTATTCGGATTTAAAAGACTTATTCAGAAACGAAAAGCGAATGACATTTCACATGCCAGAGTCGGACGATTGTTATGTCAAAGTTCTGGGCAAAACGATTAGATTCTTTCATGGCGAGGCAGTCAAATATGGGGGCGGCATTGGCGGGTTGACGATTCCTTTGATTAAATATTTGTTAAGAAA